TACAGCAAGGCAAGGCGCACCGCAATCGACATTCAAAACTCTCGCTGATCGGGCAGAGGCGATTTGGCGAACTGAAACGGGACGTGTTCTTGATATGGGACATTACGCGCAAGGCAAAGCAACAGTAGATATTTATCCAGGACTAAAAAAATATTGGATAGCCACCTTCGACAATCGTGCTCGTAAAAATCACATAAATATGGATATGCAGACCAATCCCGAACATGGTGGTATTCCAATAAGATTTGATAAGTTGTTTGTGTTCGGCCCAAACAAAGATGATAAAGGTCGAATGCCGCATGATGCGCAATTAGCAGCGAAACATACGGTCAGTTGCCGTTGTACAATGGCAACGACTTTATTGGCAAAAGAGGATTACCAGGAATTATATCCAAACGCATCCCCACCTGATATTCAGTGAGAAAAATATGAGCTATCGACAAAAGGATGAGTTTGTTATACAAGGCACGGGACGAGGGCGACTCAGAATTACAGAAAGTTCACCTGATATATTGCTTGAAAGAAATCCACAAAGAGATGCTATGGCAATAATCACGTTTCTTGAAAAGAGATTAACATCTGGAACATTCGAGGCGGTTGTTGACTATATGATTCGCAAGGAAAGTAAACGCAGGGAATTATTCAAAGATTCTATAAAGAAAAAGTTATTCTAAAAATTATCCTGGGGAATAATCTATATTGCATATTTTTGCATTTAATGATTTTTTACCTTAAATTTTCACCAACATGATGTGTTTCCTTGAGGGCATTTATGAGCTTGCTGTGACGCCCTCACATAAGCAAGCCATAAATGCCTTTTTATTATATGTCTATGAGGTCAATAATGCCTTACTCTAAAATATCGGAATTGCCAGACAACATAAAAAAATTATCAGAAGATAAACAAAAGCAGTGGTTAGCCATATTCAATTCGGCTTTTGCCAAAGCCAAAGAGAAGAAGATGAAAGATGAGGATGCCGAGGAAAGCGCCTTCAAACAAGCGAATGGTATTGTTTTTAAGGAATCCGAATTCAATATCTCCGGCGGTTTCAAGGAACTGCAACAAAAACTAACTGATGCGGTACGGAGAAAAGTCGGGGTGACTGCCTGGGTGAATGATGCGGATAGCATATTTGTGTATTTCGATGTCGAAAACCAGACGACCCATTTGAATGAAGGATATCGGGCAACCTACAAATCTATTGATGGAGAATTCGAGATAGGCAATCCAGAGGAAATCGAATTCAAATCCATCGTCATCCCGAAACGCGAATCAAAATCCTTCAGATTCAAGGAATCCAACTTCCATTTTCTGGAATCGAACGATCCTGAAGGCAAGGATTGGGATGTTGTGGTAATCGAGGAAGGGAAATCCCTGAATCTCGGTTCGCATGAACTGCCTAGATATTATCCCGAAAAAGCATTAAAGGCGGCAACAGAAAGTAAACTTTTTAGCAAGGCTCCCGTGATGCTTTACAATTTCGATGGGAAATATGGCCGATATAACGACCATGTTCCACTCAATGTCCAGGAATCCAAACCGGAAGGATTGGCGGGCAATATTGTGGGATGGATTTCCGATGAACGATATGATACTTTCAAGGATGAGAACGGAAAAGAGAAAAAAGGGGTTTTGGGGAAATTACACATTAGTGAAGGCTTTGAATGGCTTCGCAAGACATTGAAAGATGCTTATAATGCAGGCAAAAATCTGTTAGGCATTTCGATTGACGGTGACGGTTCTGAGTACCCATTTCTTGTAGAGGGTGAGAGCGTCGATTATGTTGATTCCATAACGAAAATTATGGAAAACACGCTTGTTACATCCCCTGCCGCTGGCGGTAGGTTTCTAAGATTAGCGGCCAGCCAAAACAATCAACCCTTACAAGGAGTAAAAGAAATGGAACTCACAAAAATTCTTGAATTAATCAAATCAGTAAAGCCAAAGCTTTTGGAAGGCAAAGACCTTACCAAATTGACTGAAGCAGAAGCCGAGGCATTGCTTAAAGAAGCAATGAAAGAACCGGAAACAATCATACCAGAACCTCCCAAAGTTGATTCCCCGAAAGTAGATGAAGTCAAAGTAGATGAATTAACACAAAAAGTCGAAAAACTGACTGAATCTTTGGCTGTCAGCCAGAAGAACGTTGCATTACAAACAAGATTGATGGAATCCAATTTGCCAGATGATTTCAAAAAGGACATCCAGCGCCGATACGAGAATAGAAATTGGACAGAGACGGATTTGAATGCAGACGTTAAGGCCGAACAGGACAAGGCCGCGAAACTCAAGGAATCAACAAGTAAATTGGGCGATCAATCCCGCGTACAAATCACTTCTGATGAAAAAACAAAATTGCAACTTGCAATGGACGGACTTTTCTTTAATGAAGATCAGAAAGACGCAGATGGGAAGAAAGTCTCGCGATTCATCAGTTTCAAGGAGAGTTATGCTAAGATCGTCAATGATCCATCCGCTCTTTGGGCTGGCGCACAAACGATTCTTGGTGACGCTTATCAATTCATTCCTGACATGAAAACCACCGATGCGCATTTATTTGAATCGTATGACATCAAGCGTAGGCGCGCTCTCCGGGAATCAAGAATGCGAGAAGGATTACAGACCTCTGATTTCGCGGAAATTCTTGCGGACGCAATCAATAAGCGAATGCAAAAAGAGGTTATAAATCCAGACTTAAACGCATGGCGTCGAATCACATCGGATATTGTTCCATTCACTAATTTTCAATCACAAAAAAGAGTTCAACTTGGTGGCTATGGGATTTTGTCAACTGTTGCCGAACGCGGTACATATCAATCCTTGACTAGTCCTGGCGATACACAAGCGACTATGACACCGGCCAAAAAAGGCGGATTGGAAGATTTGACAATGGAAATGGTCGCAAATGATGATGTTGGTGCTATCCGGCAGATTCCAATCAAATTAGGCCGAGCCGCAGGACAGACGATTTTCAGAGATATTTTCGACATGTTCCTGAATAATCTAGAACAAGATGGTTCGACAACGCTTGCATCTTCGGCCCGCGGGAATTATATCACGACTGCTCTTTCCACTGCTGGTTATGGCGAACTCCGATATGCCATGAGAAGTCTTGCCAATTACGGCGATACTTATGATCTACTCGGATCCGCAAATATTCCAGCAATACTGCTTGTGCCGAACGAACTCGAGGATACAGCAAAACGAGTGTCGCAATCCGATATAGCCGTGAGCGCTATCTATACGGCTGGCACTTCTCATTATAATACCCAGACAGAACCGAACATCTGGAAAGGCGACATCAAGGATGTTATCGTAATTGATTACTGGACAGATGCGACTGATTATTGGGGTATTGCTGATCCAGCAAAATCTCCAACAATTGAGGTGGGATTCTATCAGGGTCGAGAAGAACCTGAACTGTTTGTCCAGGACATGCCGAATGTCGGATCAATGTTTAATGCCGATAAAATAACGTATAAGATTCGTTATATTTATTATTTCGGCGTCCTTGATTTCCGCCACATGGCATTATCACATCAATAATCTTAATGATATGGCAGATATATTTTATATCTGCCATATTCCAATTTTGATAATGTATGATTTTGAATAAGGAGATTTTAAATGGGCAAGACTTTTCTCGCAGATACACCTGGAAATTATTTCCATGTGAATTTTTCAAATGCTTCAGTAGCTTCCAATGGTGCTGATGCCGTTATCGCATCTGCTGCTTTTGTTGCACCGAATAACATCAAAGTTACAAATGTTTGGTTCGTTCCCTGGGCAGATCAATCGACTAAGGGAACTGCAACTACTTCAGCAACTTATAAACGTATTAATTTGCTTAATGGTGCGACATCCGGAACTGGTACAACCATAGTTGCTTCGTGTAATTTAACAGCTTCAGTCGCCAGTCGTGGTTCGAAAGCATTTTCTACGACAGCAAACAACACACTTTCTAGTGGTCAGATGCTTTATTTCTCTGCTTTAACGGTGGGTGGAACTTCCAACGATGGCACTATTTTGCAAGCAGGCGTTTTGCAAATTGAGTATCAATTACTTTAGAAAGGATTGAGATATGGGAAAAACATTTCTTGCTGACATTCCTGATAATTCCTTTTGCAGAAATTTCACCGCCGCTTCTGTTGCATCGGATGGTAGTAACGCTGTTGTTGCTTCAGCAGCTTTTATTGCTCCAAATAGTATTAAAGTAAAAAATGCTTGGTATATCCCCTGGGCTGATGCTGCAACAGTTGGCACGGCGACTACGTCGGCAACATATCGACGCATTAATCTGTTAAATGGTGGCACATCTGGTACGGGAACAACTATCGTTGCTTCTTGTAATATGACAGCATCCGTAGCTAGCAGAGGATCAAAAGCATTCGCAACTACCGCTAATAATACATTGTCAAGCGGACAGATGTTGTATTTCAGTCAATTGACTGTTGGTGGAACAGATGATGATGGAACCGTTCTACAAAGTGGTGTTCTGCAAATTGAATATCAATTGCTTTAATTAACAAAAGGATCGGGCATGTACATTACTCCATTGATAGCTGTGGGGATACCGACATGGGGGAAGGTTTCTATTAAATGGGCGCAAGCACGTGCCCATTTAGGTTTTCCGTTAGGTGCGAGTGCGGTAGATATTTATATCGAAAACGAGGAAATTGCTAATGCCAGAAACGCCATAGTGAAGAAGGCAATTGAGGCAA